GGTGGGGCAGTCGCGTTAACAATATATGGCAACTCGCACACGAACGAAGGGCTCGAGGGTTCCCGCAACGGGATACCTTCCAGCAAGTGGTAGTATCAGCATTTCCGGCTCTTTCCAGAGCCCGAAAAATGGTGGTGTTTATACTAGTGCACAATCAGGTCCCATTAACATGGGAACTGGCTCGTTCACCGATAACCGCGCGTCAATGACAGACGAAACGGGATCGGTTGGTTTGATTCACAATTGTACTAACGGGCGAACGCTCGTCAATAGTTCAAGTGGATACATTCCAGAAGCGTCGTTTACCCAGCGTAATCCGGCCTCCCCATTCGGGAAGGCCGTGACTACCTTGGGTTGCAGCTATCTACCTCAAACTGTTTCCAATGTGTTGGCAAGCCCGCACCTTGGAATGTCAGATGGTAGTAGTGTAGCACTTAGTCGCGTTCCAAGCGTGGCCAAGGAATTGTTGTCGGGTCTGAACTCACTTTATGAGCTCAAGGATTGTCAAGCATTGATCAAATTGATACCGTTCCATTTCATATGGGCGGCAGCAAGAGGAGCAAGGCGAGAATCTCTCCAAGCGTTCAACGAGTGGACGTCTCACGTACGTGAGACTGTCAAGTCGCCCCTTGGAATTTTCCAAGTGGTGGCTGGCGCAGACCTAATGTGGAAATTTGGTATTAAACCGCTTATAAGCGATATAAACCAAGTGCACAACACTCTCGATTCGATAAATCGGAAGGTCAACGAACTTCTTAACAAGAAGTTTACAGTTGCCGGCCGATTTACCGATAAAAGGAGTGACTACTATGAAGCAATCTCGGGGAATCACACTGAAACCCTGGGAATGTTTAGTAGAAGTGTAGCCACAAATCACACGACTGTTAAGACGTGGGTCTGCGGCGCTACCAAGCGCATAGATCCATCACGGTTACCTGGCATTAACGTGCTCAAGTTGAGAACCACAGCTGAATCGCTGGGGTTGTCGCTTGATGCTACTGATTTGTGGGAGGCCGTTCCGTATAGTTTCGTCGTAGATTGGTTCTTACCAATCCAGGCGTTTCTGGAACAGTTTGGTCGAGCATATGTCGATCCGTCGTGGTTGTTAACAGAGGGGTCTTGGACGTCAGTAAAGACGACCTCGACTGGCATTTCCCGAGAGGTGATTACACCTCTTACGAGTGCTAACTGCGTCGTCGAGTCGTTTAGCGGGTTAAACCGCTACATGACTTACGAACGCACGGATTATACGCGGACAAAACTAACCAGTTTGCCTGCGAATTTTCCATCCACATATATCCCCCAACCCTCCTGGCCAAGTTTTGACCAGGGAATTACAGGGATCGAATTGTTACTACAGAGAATTAAACGTACGTTGACGTAACGAGCCGAAATGGCCGCCAAGTTAGTACATTGCTCACGAGTGTGAGCAGATTCCCTTATAGGACACAAACATTGCCAGGGTTTGCAACATAACAGTTGCCACCCCTGTTTACAAGCTAAACCAATGCTAAACACTACATACACCGTGGGAGCCGGAGCTTATGCCTGGGTTTTCACCAAGCAATTCGACACTGATACCAAATCCTCGTATTCTGTACAAGGACTGGCGGCGTCGGCTGCTCGGACTATGTCCGCACAGCACCAGCAACAGAAGAACAAAGTGAATCGACATCTAATCGATATCACTGCCACATATGCCATCCCGGGTTCAACTTCGGGAGCAACATATGATGATCGCGTGTATCTTGTGATTCAGCGTTCGCCCTATACGAGCGATGCTGATATCAAAGGACACATTGCGACGTTCCTCGCACTTGCTGGCACGGCTGCGTTCCAAACTGCCGTTCTTAATAAGGAGCTGTAAGGCTCCCCAAAAGAGAACGGTTTATTGGATCGTTGTTGTGCTTATTTCCACCTTGCTGAAAGGCGAGGCAGCACAATTAACGACTAAACTACCATGTCTAGACGCAACTCAAATGATCGACTGCGAGGGTTAACCCCCGAGTTTATCGATCGTTTTGCGGTTCCCTATGGAATGCGTGTAATAGCATTGGCGAAGGTTGTACGGCACTTACAGAAACTGATTAAATCAATACTGATATGCCTAACAATAATCGCCTCCACCTCGTTTGGGGTGGGCTTGCTCGTAATAACCGTTGGTCGGAACTGGTCAATCAAACAGACATTAACACGTTTGTTCGAAGATCAGAATCCGAAGGAGCCGAGTTCTTCGCTAGAGCCCTTGGAAAATTCCGTTCTTCCTTCCTTACCGGATTAGGTGAGGGGAAGATTGGAACAATCCAAGGATTTGGCACGAAGAAGAACTCCATCCTCCCACGTTTCCTGTACGGTGCGATGTCTCAAATCTTCACAGATGAGGGACGTTGTCATAATATAGTTAACGTGGATGCAGTCGCTTGCGTGAATCAGCTCACTGCTGTGTTCACCAAGCTTAAAGGCGGTCATACACTAAAGTCAGAGGTTGATACAATCGAATCCTTCATTAAAACGGAGGAAGAGATCCAATCGACATCAATTGACTATACCTGTCCGATGCCAAAATACTATACCGAGAAGGGAGGTGCTGTAATACGCACCTGGTCTCCTTTGGAGAGTATAATGGACGAAGCAAGTAGACTCGTGAAGCTCGTTCTCGCCGGGAGTGATCCTAGGGAGATTCAGCCTAAACACGGGTCTGGTGTATCAGCATGCGGTACCGAAGTACGTGACCGATATGCAGTACCAAGATTCGTCGAGAAAATCGACAAAATCTGGCCTATGTCCGAGTATTATTACCTGTCCCCAACCGCGTTCTGCGACGGGCTGGGTGAATACTTGGATGTGGAGTCGTACGACCCCTGTGCCAAAGTCTTGTTGGTCCCCAAAGATGCCCGTGGTCCGCGCCTAATCAGCTGCGAACCACGAGAAACGATGTGGATTCAACAAGGCTTGATGGGCGAGTTATATCGCACCATCGAGGGGCACCCCTTGACCCGTAGACGCGTGAATTTCACGCGCCAAGGTTATAACCAACTAGCAGCATACTATGGATCCCTTCCGATGCACCGTGAGGCGCAAAGTGAGGACCAAGATGATGTAGACATCTCCGTTAAGGTTCCTCGGAACCTGAGTGGAATGTACAGCGACGCTCTGAAAAAGGCCTTGGCCTTAGAGTTCGCTGGAGACAGTTGTCTCAACAGCAGAGATGCTGATTACATGCGTGGACAACTTGCCCTAATAAGGCGGTGGTCCACCGATGACTATTTAGCTGAGCGCGGGATGAAACCCGCGACTTGGGCTAAACAAGACATGGCCGGGAGACTGGCCACGTTAGACTTGAAGGATGCTTCGGATCGTTTACGATTGGACATTGTTCAACGCTTGTTCCCCCGTAACTGGGCGGATGCGTTGACAGCGTGCAGGAGTGAACGAACCTTGCTACCTGATGGTCGTTTGGTTACCCTTCGTAAGCATGCACCAATGGGGTCAGCTGTTTGCTTCCCCGTCATGGCACTTACTATATGGGCACTATTGACTGCGATAGCCCCCAGACATGCTCGCAAGAGCATTCTGGTATATGGCGACGATATCGTCGTTCCGTCGTTTATGGCGGCGGACGCTACGCGAGTGCTTGAAGCTGTTGGTCTTCGGATCAACGTCAACAAGTCTTTTTCACGTGGTCCCTTCCGGGAATCATGTGGAGAAGAGTTCGTCTATGGTGTCAGGGTAACCCCTGTACGCCTACGGATGAACCTCGATGACGATAATGAGTCCTTGATGGCAGCTATGGCCTTCAGCAATAACATGCTGGAGTCACCATCGTTGTCAGACAACGGTTGGTTTCTCGACCTACTGAAGGATTGGTATGGACCTTATCGGGTCCCTATCGCATTGCAACCATCTCGAAAGAGTGTTGCGTGGCTGGACCATGTTCAGCGTCTGGAACTAGGCGGAGTATTCAGAGGTGTCACCCTTTCGGGGGTGGCGTTTACTGATGATCCTAATCGAGTATTCCTCCCGGATGGACGGCGCACACGACTGCATGGACGAAACGCGAGAGCGGATAAACCCGCATATCACATTCGTCAATATAGTATTGTTGTGCCCGTCCCTAGTCTCGTGGAATACGAGACTGGTGACTGGTGTCACGTCCTTCGGTCGCTCACTGAAAAGAGCAACCGTAAGTTGGGACTCGATGCGGTTCACAACCGCATTCGTTTCAAACGCCGTTGGGTCTCTGTCGATTGACAGATAGGGACCGTCGGTTTGACGTTTCTCTTTCGCCCCCACAAAGGGCGGCAGAGGACGTTGTGATGGCACGCG